CAACTGTAATCGTATAGTTCTGACCATTTACTGTGTAGCGATATGAAGTAGCTTTATGTGGCCATCCTTTACGATCATGAATAACATGTTTATAAGAGGATTCTGGCTCACCCAATACATCAAACATTTGCCCCAGTGAAGAGCCGGGCTTCACATAGCTGGTACTACCACGTACAGCGTTCACCTCTACCGCAAAAGCAACTGAGCTGACCATTAATGCCATGGTTAATAGTAATTTTTTCAAAGTAATCCCCTAAATTATTATTTCCACATCATAACTTTAGGGTGCTGCACGATCAATCAGAAACCATTTCTTTCTTAAATGACTCAAAACCTTTCTTATCAGACTGCGCTACTCGTGCAGCTACGGCGTTATTGAAGATTTCTTGCTTATACAGCTTGTTTGCTGCTTTAACGTAGCTCTGGAATGCGCCGTAAGTCATTTCCATGATTTCACTATGCTGATGACCCATTGATACCAGAAACTGGAATGAATCAAACCAAGTGGAGTCATCTTTCTTTTTGATGCCGCGTTTTGGCTTTTCGTATTTGAAATAAGCCTGATTGACCAAAAGCACCGCTTTAAGCAGATCTTTAAATCCTTGCTCATCAGCAGCAAGCTCTACCAGTGATTCATTATTCAGATCAGTGACACATGCCATGGTCGAAATGACCTGCACACCATGAGCTTTAAATAGACCTGTCAAAATCTCATCTGAATGATTTTGGTCTTTGATGAAGTTTTTCAGAACTTCAGCATGCATTGCCCAGGTGTCAAAGTCTTTCATCTGGATCTGACGCACTTCAATGTCATTGATTTTGATGCTTCGATTTGTTGCTAGGAAAAAATCATTCATGATGATGTCTCGATTTAAATTTTAGACATTAAAAAAACACCCGAAGGTGCTTTTCTTTTAACTTTGATAAAGGCTGAATTCTATAAAGTCCAACTACCACCTTGTCCCATCTCATAAACGATAAAAATTAAGGCTAGTACCATTAGTATGACAACAACGATTTCTGTTTTTGTTAGCATTTTCGGTGCTCCACTTTTCATCATTCATATGATAAGCAAAGCAAACAATTAATAACATAAATATTACAATAAAATTATTGGATGTTACAAATATTTAGAAGTTAAGGAAAGCTCTTTAGAGTGTAGCTACCTACTGAAGCATTCAAACATTTCGTTAAGCAACTCAACAAAAAGTTTCATCCGAAAAGCATTCTTACGTAAACCTAGAAACCTATAACTTTAGACCTGAATATCTTACATATCCCGACATAGCTACTACATCCACGATTTAAATCATTCTCTACACTGAAATTAAGTCTTAGAAACGTAGAGGAAATTCAAATGAAAAAGTATTCGAAAATTCTAATCTTAGCTTTAATGGGATTTACCGGTACCGTTGCTATCGCAGCTGACTCGATTCCAATAGAAGCCACTGCTGCGGCTGAAGCGCAACAGGTTGCTTTAGAGTATGGAAATGAAAAAGATCAAAAATCTGAATCATCTGGTGAATAAAGTAAAGCCCTCAAATGAGGGCCTTATAATTATTTATTCCAACTTGGTGTGCAGGAGCTTTTCCATGAAAGCTCAAATTGCTTTGGATCCATCTGATTTTCTACAAGCACTATATTCTTTTCAAGCACGATGAAACGTTGAAAACCAATATCTGTACCGTCTGCTTCTTTATAGCTTACCTCTCCACACTCTCCTATTTGATTGCGGAACTTAGCTGAATCAGGATTGGGAATGAATTCTTTTGTAGCTTCTTTTGCAAATTCAAGCTGTTCCTTTTTGATTGTCTCTAGATCAAGCTGCTGACCACTAGATTCCTTGTGTCCACACCCAGCTAAAATCACAATAAAAAAGAATAAGCTTAAATTTTTCATAATATCCCCATGTATTAAGGGCGACACTTTACATTAATTTTCAATCTTATTTAAAGCCTCGGGAGAGTGGATTTGTAAAGTTATGTTTAACCATTTTAAGTATTTTTAAAATTCAACTTATATAGCCAGGTGAAACTTCCACTTATCAAAAAACCGCCCCAAAGGCGGTTCTTAGCTTCCTAACTTACTGACATACAAGATAAATAATAGTAGAAATAATTATTATGGCTAGGATGGAGACAAATATTTCTATTTTAGTCATAGCAGTTTTATTCTTAACGTGAACAGAATATCTTTTATATCCCCATCAGATGAAAATTAGAATAACAAAAGATTACATAATCTTTATTTTTTACTATTTATTAAGTTTCATCTTAAATGTTTTAAGACTTATTACTATAAGGCAGGCACAAAAAAAGACGCATAGCGCCGTGGAGTTCTTTGTGCCTGTATGGTTTATGGGTTTATGCAGCTACGCTAAAACGCTCAATATGACCAAATACACTTAGCTCTTCATCATTAGCTTTAGAGATATCTGCCAGTGCTTCACCTTCAATTGAATAAGATCCGAAGTCCTCATGAATTAGATCAAACTCGGTATCTGGCGAAAATTCGACGCGCCATAAAGTTAAGATCACCTTATCGCCTGTAACAGTATCAATGCCTTTAAACAGCAAGCGATATTCATTACCTAGGTTAGTTGCAATTGTAGTACGTGTCTTAGCACCGGCTTTGGCAGAAAACTTAACTGAACCAACAATAGCTTCATTAAAAATGACTGTGCCGTAAACAGCATCCAGTACATATTTATCTGAAGTGATGGCAACATCCGAGCTGTCTTTAAAATCCACTTCACTTAAATTACGATGTCCTAAGTCAATCATGGCGCCAGCTTCTACAGCACCCAGAGTAATATCAGTCAGCTGAGTTTCAGGGATTTCGATTGATTTGCCACTTAGGACCATTGCTAAGTTTTGCTTTGTTACTTCTTCAAGCGTACCAGAGATAGCCACTGCAGTTTGTTTGCGTAGTACCGCATCCTTAGCACGGAGGCCGGTTTTACTTTCATAGTGATCCGTGGATTCACTAGAGATTGCAATCTGTAATTCCGGTGTATTACCAACGGGCAATAAGGCAGATGGCACACTATTAACCATCTTCGCCAAATGAAGCTCACCTTGAAGCGAGATTAAATCTGATTTAACCATTACTTTTCATCCCCTGTGGTTTTCTTGGCTGGAGCAGCTTTAGCTTCAGGCACTTCCTGAATCACACCATCTGCCACTAAGTTTTTAATTTGAGCATCGTCCAGTCCGCCGACTACATCACCTTTTTTAAAGCGACCGACAGGCTGTAATGCCTTATATTGTTTTGCCATGACTGGCTCCTAAATGAATTTTTGTGATTCAAAAATAATCGTGATGTATGCAAAGCCCGGACTATAACCATCCCGAACCGATATGAAATCCAGTGTCGTGCGTGATGCTTGAGGCTGCCAACCGGAAAGCAGTTGAATCACCTTCTCAGTCAAAAGCCCCGCTTCATCACTTAAAGCACGTCCATCAGTCATCTGAGATTGAGCATTGCGGCATGCAACCGTAACCGCCCATTGCTGACCGATCTGATTGATACTTCCACGACCTGCACTTGCCTTTTTATCTATACGAACAAAATTGACGTGTGCCGACGGCGTGACTTGCGACATCTCTGTTACGCTGACTGAATTCAACGGCGTATAGATCTTTAGAAATTCAGGAATTTCTTTCAGCTTTTCTGCAATCTCATCACGCACCGCGAAGAATGTCATCTATAAAACTCCCGACAATGTCTAAAACCATGACTTCATCTTCAGTATCAATACCAAGCTGAGTACGAGGTGAAATAATGGATTGCTTAACCTTTCGATACTGGCCACCAACTGCGAATGTAATATATTGGCCATTCTTGGGTAGGATGGTTGCGCCGTAATGCAGATGGGGTGCGTACGCAACATCTGTACCCACCTCCACACCGCTTGAAAGAACATTGTGTGTGTAGGAATTCATTAGGCGGCCAGTATCACGCAGTGTTTCACCGCCTTGCATACGTGCACGCCATGAAATCTTCCACGGGTTACCATCCACACCAGTACCAGTTAAAAACCGATGCTGAATACTGTTGACTAGTCCAGCACCAATCTCATCAAACAACTGGCTCTTGAGTGAATCAAAGTCACCTAATTGATTCAGCACCGCTTCAATAGGTGAACTATCTGCCTGAATGGTTATTGCAAAAGCCATAAACACCTCACTTCATGCTGGGCATTTGATCCAGGATAGAATCCCCAAATACACCACCGGTATACGAAGTACCGACCGGTGCTGTTGAAGGTCTGCCTTTGGGTTGGTCATCCACGATCTGACTTGTTTCCGGTAACTGAATCTGCAAATGTGCCTTGTTGTCAGCAACACGTTTTAAGAATGCGATTGCATCTTCATAACGCTGTCGCACCTCTTCGGTGGGTTGCTGAAAGTAAAGACGATAACGTGCGATATCACACGCCATACGCTTTAAATTACTCGGCACATTGGGAAGCGGCAGAGGATAACGACCACCGATGTGACCATTAATTTCCTCTGTTGCATCCTGGATTGCATCAGTTACTGAGGACTGAGAAGGAAGCATTGTTTTTAGACTTCCAATCTCATCACCAAATCGTGCGACCAAATCTGCTTCAGTCGCATACATAGATCACCTACTTGGTTTCGTCAGCAGGTTTTGAGTCTGCTTTAGGTTTTGCAGCAGGCTTCGCCTTTTCAAGTTCAGCTACCTTGGCTTTGAGCTCAGCAATTTCTTGCTCAGCTTTAGCCTTGTCGACAGTCACTGTCTGATTGGCTTTGGTTAAGGCTTCATTGGCTGCTGTCAGCTCAGTATTGGCTTTTTCAAGTTTAGCTAAACGTGCAGCGGTACCATCTGCCTTAGGCTCTTCCGGCTCTTGATATTCTTCAATAGCCCCAGATGCTAAAAGGGCTTGAAGTTGTTTAGCTTCAAGCCCCTCAATTTCCTGACCTGGACGGAAATGTCCGATCGATTGTTTTGCAATGTACTTTGGCATTTTGATCTCCTTATACAAATCCACGCCCACCAACTAAACCGTTCTTGTTATTAGGAGCAGCAAGTGGAGATGATTCAGCTAGTAGTTGAATGCTTGAAGGATTCTTTTCCTGCCATTGGCTTAAATAGAATTCTAGAGCTTGACCAAATGCTTCGACGTTTTGCAATGCACAGTGAGCAATCCAACCATTAGCATCAGAAACCAGCCCAAAGAAATCTTCTGGAATGAAACGCTCAACACTTCCATTCATGCTGTGTTTCGCATCATAAGTCCAGATTTCCAGGTTATCGATGGTACCGCGGAACTGAGGTTTATCAGACTGATCAAAGGTTGGAGTAAGTGGAACACTCACACCCGCATAAGGAGCAATGAACATTTCCTTAAATTCAGGATCTTTAATCAGCGTGTTATACACTTTCGACGTAGTTAAGGCCATGATTGGTGATGTACCAGCATGCTCAACAGAAAGATCAATCATGGCTTGAATATCTTTCACTGGAGTAGCACCAACCTGTCCCCATTTAATTAATGGCGCGTAGTTACAAGCTGGATTACGCTCATAGTCCACTTCGTACATCGGGAAGTCTGCAGAAGCAAAAGTAGTTTTACCGTAGAGAAGCACATCACGAGCAATTAATAGCTTTCGGTTTTCGATAGACTGACGCAGATACAATGCTTTTTGAGCCTGATCAATCAGTAGTAGATCTGCATCAGACAAGCGATTTGAGCCAGTCGCAATCACACCAAACTGACGTAAGCGTGCGATCAGAGCAGTGTTTTGCACTTCACTTGGCATGACTGTCATCATTGGTTTCAGATAAGCTGGCTTAACGAATTTCACGTTACCAGATTCACCTACTTTAATCTGACGACCAGCCGCAGTCGGGGTAACAAACGGCGCAAGTGGAGTCGCTGTATTTAGCTCACCTACTGGAACTTCTTTTTTAGTGTATGAAACACGCTGAGGGAAAAAGCGGTCCATCAGCCAGGTATCTACCTTTTGAGTGGTATCAGTCAGTAATACCAGCTGTGGCACATCCAGCAATTCCACTGGTGCATTTTGAAATGTAAAAGTTTGACTCATGTCTTAGTTCCCCACAACTTTACGAAGTTCGATTTTGTTTTTTAATGCTTGTGCACGTACTGCATCATATTGAGCAGTAGTCAGAGGTGTTCCATTCACTGTAACTACTTCAATATCAAATGAACCTTGCACGTAGATCGGCATCTCAAGATTATTAGCCGCATGGTAAGTAGATTGCGCTGCAGTGAAATCCGAAACAGCAATTGCATTCCATTCACCTACTGCACCTTCAGTGACAACAGGATGATCAGCAACGTTATTGGCATCTACGTTAAGTAAATCGCCGCGCTTATATGCTGTAGCAGTTTTTACTTTGGCATTTTCTGTACGTACGCCGTCACCGACCACTAGCTGTTTATTTTCAATAGTGCCTGTTAATACTTGGCTCATGATTTAGCTCCTTGTTGCTGCGCTGCCATAAACTGATTGAATGCCTGATCTAAAGCCGAGCCTTGTGGGACTTGACCACCCTGCCCCGGATTGGCTTGATGAGTGAACAAGTGAGCAAATGCCGGATTCACACTTGGTGTTTGTTGTGTCTGTGGTGTAGCTGGTGGTTGCTGGCTACCTGCAGAAAATTGACGAAGTTGCTTAGCCGAGAATGCAAATGCAGAATCATCAAGCTTTTTCATTTCTTCAACATCTTCAGCGCTAAACTCTTTGCCCAGATCTTTACCCAGTGCACTGATTTCAGCTTCACGTTTTGCAGCTGCAAATTGTTTGTTTTGTTCGGTCAAAGCATCAACTTGATCTTGTAATGCTTTTGCCTTGGCTTGCGCCTGCTCTAATTCGGTCACGTTGGTGTCCTCTGGTTGATTAAAGTTTTTTGGAGAGTGACTTGCTGCCACGGCGTTTGTATTGTCATCTGCACCTAAGGCACAAAAGGACACTTCACGAATACGACCACCACGGAAAACCGTGATAGGCCCTTGATGCACTTTTCCATTTACAGTGACTGATGCACCTGCTTGAATTTCTTCAACTGCGGAGGGTTCAATGCGCACTGACATCTGCCATGGGAAGCCATCGTCAGAGTCCTGGGCAACCTGAGTACCGAACTCATTACTCATTAGGTCACCTGAAACTGTTAGACCGTTCTGGTGATCAATGCTATGGCTATTAATGGCTCCAGCACGTTGCCGAGTTGAGTGATCCAGTAACGCAGGAATTCGACCTTTAATTTGCATAGAATCCAGATCAAAGATGATTCGATCCCAATACCAATGGTCGGTAATAACTTCACCACTGTATGCAACACCGGAGAAAGTCCGCTTCTTCTTGCCATCTTCAGCTTGATCGACATTTAAGTTACCGACCTGGAAGCAATACTGATTCGGCTTATGTTCCTCTTCTTTTGGCATTTTTCATGCTCCATAAAAAACCGCCCAAAAGGCGGTCATATTCATTTTAAAATTAGTTCAACAAGGGCTTGAGCGTATAAACCATTTGCCCATCAAACGTTTCAATCAAAACAACATCAAAAGACAATCCCATCGGTATCAAAACGCCGTTGCCAGCATTCAGCATGTCCAGATCAATACCGAGCCCTTTAGCATTCTCAATCTTAATTACGATATCTGAAGCCGTATCGCCCATTAGCAACGGCGCATTAAGCTGAACCGTCTGCCCAACTTGATAAGCCGCTACCTGTTGAAGTGTTGCAGCACCCACTACGGTTGAAGCCGTATTACTTGCCACAGCCTGAATAGCTGCCATGTCTGCACTCAGCCAGCGCTTAAGTACATCATCAGCTAGTGAAGCTGCAGACGCATTTAGATACGTGCTTAGTGCCGTGTCGTTGCCCTGCACATAATCAATAAACGTCCGAATTGCTGTTGGTCTGATCTTTGGGTCAAGCGTAATGACTGTATCTGCAATCGTGTTGAATAAATCCCGAGTCTTATCATCCATCGGAGCAAATAGACTGGTGAGCTTTTTACTTGCTGTCCATTCAGCCTTAATGACTTCTTTCTGCTCAAGTAGATACTCCTTATCCAAGGATGAGGCACTGATTTTCTTATCAACCAGAGATTCAAGTTCACCAAACTGCAAAGGGTGTGATGACCAATCTAAAGCCTCGGCTACTTCAGGCAACTGGTCATCAGGTGTAATGCCGTATTTCAATGCCTGCTTCTCGGTTAAGGCAATCACGGTACAACGACAACGAAAGCCCAACGGCGGGTAATGTGTCAGCCAAAACGGATGATCGATCGGCAATACAATACGATTCAAAGCTAAATGAGCAGGACGCACTCGACTATCATTGATCGCTGAGTACATTAGGTACGAGCGCTTAGCCTTATTTCGTTGCTGTTGTTGCCACCGCCCATGACCGTACGCACTCTGGATGTTGGTACGAAATACATTGTCCAGGTAGTGCTTTGGCAGAATGATTTCAGATTCTTCAATGAGCTTCTGAAAATCTTTAAAAGTACCGCCGTCGGCAATCGATTTATTCACTGCCTTGATGACAGTTTCAATCTGCTCAAGACTCGATAGAAAGCTAACCGTAGTTGCCATCTGCCGGGTCTTTAGATCCATTGAGTAGAACTCATCGGGTAGCACAATCTTTTTGCTATGAGCGTACCGAAGCGCCTCAAGAAATGTGACTGGTTGCATAACTTACTTCCCGTTTTGAGCCGTTACATACCCCAACACATCTGCCGCATACAAAGCCTGATCTAGATTGGCCGTGAACTGAGTCTGAGTTGCACCAGGTATTAATTGCATCAGGTGATAAGCCAAGCTTTCAGGGCTATCAGACTTGAATACCAACTCCTTGACCTGTTCCGGTTTCAGTAGCTGCAGTTCATCCTGACCATCAGTCAGTTCTTCAACTTCCTGCTGTTCTGGCGAGAGCTTATTGGCTGATGCTTTAAAGTTGAATGCTTGGCGAGGTAATGCAGAGAATTGATTGAAGCTGGTAGGAACCTGCTCATTCAAATCCCCTTCCTGTAGACCATACTCGCGAACAAAATATTCTTTAGACAGATTTGCACCCGCATTCTTTAAATGGACATCACGCTCTGCTTGGTCCTTATTCAGTGGTTTTGGTTTCTCACCAAGCATCACTTCATAATCCCCCCAACCGTTTAAAGCGCATAGAGCATTGACCACAGCCTGTAAAGTTGGTGTGACAAGCCTAATATCAGATTTAAGCTTATCCATTCGTACATTTTCATGCACTTGACCAAGACTGTAGCTTCCCTTCCCATCAGTCCCGCTGGTAAGTGTCTGCCCTAGTACAACTTTCTGGATCTGACGAATCAGCTGATTATTAAATGCCTCAAACGCTGCCCCTGCTGAACCGTTTGTTCCTGGTGCGGAAAGAATCTGAACATCATCATCTGCATCAATCGACAATACGCTTTGAGCATGAGCAGTTAACAAGGCTTTGCTCATATCATCAGTTTCAGTATCTTTGCACTTACCCAGTAAGATTGGTGTTCCAAAACGTTCGAGGAATTTCGCCCAGAATTTGAAGCCATTCTGCTTAAAGAAGAATAACCAATACAGCGTGGCTAATAGCGCTTTACCATATGGCTGTTCGTATGTGGCTTTACGGCGTGTTAAGAAGAATTTGAATGCTTGATCTACCTCATGCTCTGCATTGTTTCCATCCTGACGATAGATTAGCCGACCATCATTCTTAGGCTCAAACCATTGCATCGGTTTTTCACCAATCCATTGCAAACCAATATAACCTTCCGACTTTAGCTCATATACAGCTTCCTGAACCGAGTACCCGAAGAACAGTGCACTCATGGCAGCAGTCGCAATTTCATGGAACCATTCTTTCAGGATGAGATTCAGCTTTTCCGCTTCATCCGTATCATTTGGTTCAATTCGCAACGGTGTTGCTAAAAGTGCATCAATCCGTGTTTCAACTACTTGTGCAATCTCGTCATCATCAAGCAGTACACGCAATCTGTGGCGTGTAATTCCAGCTTTGCGCAGCACTTCATCAGTATCTGGTTGCTTGCCAAAGTTCACCAGAAACTGAGTGACTGCTTCTTGAGTGTATAGATTGCCGTAAGACAAAGCCTTCTTTGACGCTTTGTCCTTTTTAGACTTTGCCATGTTTTTTCCTTATCAATAGGTTCGAGTACCTGCACCTGCAGGTTTTTTCCGTTTTCGCTCACGGATATCACTAAAGCAAATCATGACGCCGTCTGCTCGGTTTGGAGACAAGGCCCCGTCCGGTTGCTTATTGACTAGGATTTTGCCTGCACCATTCTTCGTATAAGTAGGCTGTGAAAGCTCTCGCTTGAGCTGTTCAAGCTCCTGCTTGTTTATATCTTTGGTAGAGAGCGAAATAAGATTGTCTGGGTCATATTGCATACCTTGTAAAGCTCGGTAAGTATTCTGGAATCTAATACGCAGTGACCACCACATCTGAGCTTTAAGATTGGCAAAGAAGTCTACGTTTTTACGCGCCTCAACCATTTCCTGCTCAGGGTTATGAACTGCACCTGAGCCACGGAATGGATTGGCCTCGATCTCCGGTATCCCTTTAGATCGATTCTGCTCATTAATGACTCGAGCATCACCACGGACACCAGCACCAAGACCGTCAGCATCGTAGTAAAAGGAGTTCAAACGTAAATCAAGACAAGCATCAATAGCTTTCTGAGTTGTGCCAAAGATGTCATCACCAACGCCTGACCAAGTATCTAAATACTGCAGTACGATGCCATGACGTGCGGCAAAAGAGTTTTTATCCTTACCCTCATCTGCCACATCAAGCGCACCCATACTTTCGCCTGAAGGCTGAATATTCAAATTAAGATGAGCATCGACTGCAGCCTGTACCCATGCAGATGGAATCAATACACCTTCTACCGACGCGGCATAATCAATATCAACTTCTTGAGCTAGAACGATATCGTCTAGTGTGGCCAACTGTTTCTCATACCAAGGGTGAATTAGCTTGCCATTAAATTCAACCTGCCAGTTCTTATCTGGGTTATCACGCCATGCCATCGTAAAAACGGCGTAACGACCACTAAAACGATCTTGGTGAAACTTGTCCCCAATACCGTTTGGAGTGGATCCCTTGATGTGTACGTTGGTGTTTTGAGAGATTGCGGCGTCTACAGCTTCTTGTCTCTCTACAAATGCCCATTCATCCAGAAAGTACATTGTGGTACGACCACCACGGCCAATGTTGTCACCAGCTTCACCAGTGACGGTTGCGCCGTTGTCCGGGTTAATGATTCGCATGTAGTTGTCATGCACTTTCTCAACAAAGCCTTTAGGCTTCATCCAGTCCGGCAACTTGGAAAACATATCCCTGAATTTGTGCAGTAACGTTTTTGGATCGCCTTTCTTATCCACCAGATCTTCTTTACGGCTACCGACGCCACCAGCAAAGCCTTCAACGAATAGCCATCGGTGCAGATAAAAACCAAGTACAACGTAACTCATACCCTCATCACGACTTTTTTCAATTAAGCCGTGGGTCTGGGTGCTTTCACGCTCTAATAGCCAATCAACAAGCTCAACCTGACCAGGACGTAAAACAAAAGGAATATTCGCCGGCAGTCCAAAAGGCATGCCCCGTGGATCATAAGTCCATACCCAGTGATTAAACCAGTGAGCCGGATCATTTTTACATCTGTAGATTTCAGCTTCTCGACTTAGTTCATTTTGCTCTATCAGCATCCGGTAGTAATAACGCCGTTTCATTTCTTCAATGATTTCAGGCAGACGTGTATTGATCGTCCACTCTTTAATTAGTGGCGCTATATCTTCGATTGCATAAGTCATAACTTGCCATTAATTGCTAAACGCGAAAGCTCTTGCGCCGTCATGCCAGCAAGCTGTTCAGGTGTATATTGAGGAAGATTTTTAGTTTCTTGCTGAATAGGTCCGCCGTCTGGACCAGTGATTTCCTGTCGGTTAGTGAATTGACCACCTACATCTTTAGCAGCCTGTTCAAGAATCTTGAGTGACATCACTACATTTTTGGAGTTGCG